CTATGAGAAGTTCCTTGCAGCACAGGCACTTCTGGATGAAGGTAAGGTTCCGCAGGTCGGCAGATTTGCCCTTGCAACTCCGGCTTTCATCAATTTCCTGAAACAGGACGAATCCTTCATTAAGAGGGGCGATATGGCAACTCAGCTTGCTATTAACGGTCTTGTCGGCGAATGCGATGGCGTGTACTTCATCAAAGCACCGTCCACTTATTTCCCGACAAAAGTACAGTGTATTATCACGAACAATCAGGTAATGCCGTCTCCGGTTAAGCTTGAGGATTACAAGATTCATCAAGACCCGCCTGGAATCAATGGTTGGCTGGTAGAGGGCAGAATCCGTTACGATGCATTCATTCTGGAAATGAAACAGGATGCTATCGCGGTCATCAAGAACGCCGCCTAATAGTGGAGGTATATATGGAATTCATCCTTGAAAAGGATGGTGTTCGTGACATTGTTTCATCTGAAGTTCAGGTGAACGCATATGTCAGTAATGGGTGGAAAGTTGTAGAGGAGTCTGCTGAAGAAGTGGACTCCTTTACTGCTATGAATGAGCCTGTTGCAAGCGAACCTGTCCATGAAACAGAGAGAAAAAGACCGGGCAGAAAGCCTAAAACAGAGGTGTGACATGAACGAGTTGGAGCAGGAAATCCTTGAATTGACAAAATCATACTTCACTTTGATGGATGAGGATATCAAAGAAAAAGAAGGTTTCCTTCTCCTACTTGTGAAGTCAGCTATAGGCCAATACAAGACATTACGCAGATATCCCGAATCATATACTGATGAGATGATTGAGGCTGATACAAAACGTTATTTTGAGAGACGCAAAACAGATATAGCAATGACTGCTATTCCTGAATTATATGGACGCATAGGCTCAGAAGGACTGTCAATGCTAACCGATGCGGGAACCACACGAATGTGGACACAGAGCAAGATTTTCAGCGATGTCACACCGATATGCGAGGTGATTTAAGTGCTTAACGCATGGATCAATACAAAGAAAGTCTGGTATGCGTTTTATGAGGACGATTCAGATGTCGTTGATGAAAACGGCGACTATACCGGTGAATCAAAAGCCGGTTACAGTGAACCGCATCTCACAAGGGCAAACATCTCACCGTCCCGTGGTAGCGTTGAGAATGACATTTTCGGTACGAACGTAAGCTATTCGAATACGATGTCCACTTCCAAAATGAACCTTGGTATTGATGAACATACACTGTTATGGGATGAAGAACCAGGTCTTTTAGAGAACGGCAAAGCTGACCCGGAAACGGCAAAATACCGTGTGGCAGCTATTGCGCGTGGACATTACCATATTCACTACGCTTTACGGCAGATAAACCGTGATAATGGCGGTGATGAGAATGGCGACGACGATCAAATTCAGCCTTGACACAGATGAAATCAAAAAGGCGATTCGGGAAGTTGAGTCGTACAAAAAGGAACTTGTAACGAAATGTCACAAGTTCGTAGAACGTCTTGCAGATGAGGGGATTAAAGTTGCTGTGCGGAACAGTGGCCAGTACGGCCAGTATATAACGTACAGTAAAGATATAAAAGATTCCAATACCGGTGCAATTGCCATTATGGATGGCAAATCTGGCGAATTAATTCGCATGTGGATTGGAGAAGATGGCCTTGTGACAAGCGCGGCTGTTATGCCTATTCTTATGGCTGAATTTGGTTCTGGCCACAGAGCTTCAGATGCGGCGGGCTTGCCAAATGCGCAGACTGCAAAACAAGTAGGTGCAGGACAAGGTACATTTCCGGGCCAGACACATGCATTTGATCCAGATGGGTGGTATTGGATGGATTTACAGGGCGAATGGCATCATTCAAAAGGTGAAGAACCAACAATGCCAATGTTTAAAGCTGTTCTTGGAATGAAAGTTCAAATCAAGCGCATAGCGAAGGAAGTGTTCAAATGATTTACTGGCAAAACAGAATCCTGACAAACGTCAAGAATGCATTAGGCAACAAATGCCCTAATGTATCGTCAACGACGAGTAATAAAAAGTCAAAGTTTCCTGCCTGTGCTGTCAGAATTGTTTCGGACACTGCGGTTTCGGATGATTTAGAGATGGATGGCGAAGAGGCCGCTGTGTTATGCGGTGTGGCTGTCGATATCTATTCTAAAACGTCACTTGCGCACGCTATTGAACTTATGGACATTGCAAACAAGGCAATGTATAGAATGGGCTTTAAACGGCAGGAAGGGGCAATTCAGGTTGAAGATGAAACGTCTCCTGAATTGTATCAACTTGCATCGAGATATGCCAGAATAATCGGCTCTGAAGATACAATCGAGAAACTTACTTTTGAAGCACCTTGACGGGTGCTTTTTTATTAATGAGGGGGAATAAGTTATGGCGAAGGGTATTTCCACCATTAACACCGTCCTTAAAATGGGTACTGGTACATCTCTTAATAAGGTGACTCCCATTAAGAGCTACCCGGATTTGTTTGGAAATCCGGATCAGATTGAGATTACAGATCTTGAGGACGAAATTCAGAAATTCGTGCCAGGTAAATAGTAATCACGGTGTATTCAATGCGAAGCTGTGATTAAATGCCGTCCATGGTGAACCCACTAAGTAGACCGTGGATAATAAGCGATGAAAGAAACTGGAAAGCGGTTTGCAACTGTAATCAGAGCGGAAGTCTTATGGTAACGCATATGACACGCGCAACGAGTAGGAATTGAAACTCTGCTTGAGACAACAGAGAATATAACATTCCCATGAGTCATCGCTATCGGGTGGGATAGCTTGCAGAAGGCTATGGTAAATAGGTACTCTGAGCTACATTGTAATGATGTAGAAGTAAGGATAAAGAGCCTTGCGATAACATACTGGTAAAGTCGGCTGACAGTTTTGAATTTACGGCAAACTATCTGCTTTCTACATTCCAGGCTATCAAGCTTCTGGAAGGTCAAGACCTCAACTTTGAGCTTGATTTTGGTGAGAATGGCGCAGATGGTAAGTTCACTTGGAGCGGTGAAGTTTCCGTCACAATTAGTGGTGGTGATGTAAATGCCGCGAGGGAAATGGTCATTACCGTATTCCCGTCTACAGACATTGTAGATGCATCCGCAACTGGTGTAACCGGTTGATAAACAGAATATACGGTTTTCGAAAACATCATACGGGCGTACTAGGTTGCGCCCGTCTTTTTTATTTTACGGAGGTTTTGAATTTTTATGGCAAAGAAGCTTGTCATTAACGGTACGGAATACGAATACCCTGAGATGGATTTTAATGCGATTTGCGACTTACAGGAAAACGGCGTTGATGTGTTCAATCCCAAAACAATGTCTAAAAAGCCGATCCTGACAGCACGTGCAATTGTTGCGTGGGCGCTGGGACTCAGCACAGAAGAAGCTGGCGACGAAATTCAAAAGCACATTCTGAGTGGTGGTAATCTGGATGGCCTGTTCTCTGGATTCTTTGAGGTGGTAGAAGAATCGGGTTTTTTCAAGTCCCTGAAGGAAAGAAACGAAAAAACCGTAGAACTTCAGGATCACAAGAGGAAACAGAAAACCGTAGGCGCGTAACAAAGAAATACAAGACTGTCGTTGATTTGATAAACGGCGAATGGGTTCCTTTGGCTGTTGCGCTTGACATTGAACGTGATGAATTTTACTCCATGAATCCAAAGCTGATGATGCGGTACATGGAATTCTATAAGACCCGTGCAAAACGCAAGCGCGATGAAATGGATAATGCCAGTTGGCTGACGGGCCTTTATATGACACGCGCATTAGGTACGATGTTCAAACACAAGTATCCTGAACAGCCATTCACATTTGAATCCAGTGAGCTTGACGAAAACGGCGAAAAGGCAACAGTCGAGAAGAAAGCAGCTGACGGATTCGCCGCATTCGCATTCGTGTTCAATATGGAACGGCAGAAGAAGCTCGAAAGAGAAAAGAAAGAAAGCGAGGTGGTGAAAGATGGCAAGCATTGACCAACTGTCTATAGAGATTGAGGCTAGTGCCAAAAAGGCAATGCCAGAGCTGGACAATCTGATAAAGAAGCTGTCAACGCTTGGTGCTACACTTTCGCTTATTGGATCAACTGAATTTAAAGCCTTTAATGCCGGTACAAACAGGGCTACAAAGAATATCGGAAAGCTTCAGCAGTCCATAAATTCGATTGACACGACGAAGCTTGATAAACTGGCAGACTCGATGGGGCGTCTTTCCAAAACAGGAAACTTTGGAATGACTATTCGCAATACCAGTTCTTCCATGAACAAAGGTATGGGACAGCTCGGAAAAAAAGTCGCGTCCTTTGGTGCATCTGTCGGTAAAGGTGTACTTACCGCACCTTACAAAGCAATGGCAACTGGCATGAAGGGAGTGGCAACTGCTTCTGTCGGTGCGGCCAAAGGCTTAAAAACGTTCTTTTCATCGTCTGGTGCGGTGGGGACATCTGCTAAGAATCTTGTACAGTATTTTGCTTCGCTATACGCAAGAGTATGGGCATTGAGACGTGTGCTGTCCTCTGCAATGACTGGTATACAAAGTTCAATGGATTTGGTTGAGACATACCATTACTTTGAAACTGTATACGACAAGATAGGCAAGGAAAGCAAACAGGCATGGGCTGATTATGGTTATGAATCAGCAGAAGCGTATGCACAGTCGTTCAGGGATAGGGCGTTACAACTGAACGAAAAGATGTCCGGCGTTTCATTTGATTCGGAAGGGAATCCAACATACACAGGTACTAAATCACTCGGTCTTGATGCTGACCTTGTAATGCAGTATCAGGCACAGTACGCGCAACAGGCGTATGGAATTGGCATGGTGGGCGAGGCCGCCGAAGCTACATCCCGTGCATTGACTATGCTTGCCGGTGATTGGTCGTCATTGCGTAATATTTCCTTTGAGCAGTCCTATAGCAAGATGGCATCCGCTCTTGCCGGTCAGTCTCGTGCAGTGCGTTCCCTTGGTATTGATATCACGCAGGCAGCTCTGGCACAAACGGCGGCGAATCTCGGAATTGAGGCGTCAATCTCGAAGATGAATCAGGCGCAGAAAGCTGAACTGCGTATGATTGCTATTCTGGAACAATCAAGGGTTGCATGGGGTGATTTGGCGAAGACACTGAATACACCTGCCAATCAGATGCGTATGCTCGAACAGAATCTGAAGTCACTTGCAAGGACAATAGGAAGCCTTTTCCTTCCGATTGTAGCAAAGGTACTACCGTACATAAACGGTCTTGTCATTGCCCTTCAGAGGCTATTCCAGTGGCTAGGCAAATTGCTGGGCGTAAGCGGAGCCGGAAGTATTGCATCGCAAGGCGGCATGGGTGATCTCGGTGACGACTTTGAGGATTTGGCTGATTCTGCGGAAGATGCACAAGAAGAAGCTGAAGAACTGAAGAATACCATTCTTGCGTTTGATGAACTGAATGTTCTTAATGACCCGAATAAGAACAAGAAGGATAAAGAAACGGGCATGTCTGCCGCTGAACAGGCATTGCTTGACCAATCGTTGCTTGACCTTCTGGACGAATACGAAAAAGCCTGGAATGAAGCTTGGGCTAGAATGCAGAGCAAGGCACAGGAGATTGCTGATAAGCTTACAGAAGTAGGCAAAAAGATTCTGGATTTCATCCATAACGGCGACTGGGCGAATCTTGGCAAATACCTTGCAGATGGTATTAATCAGGGCTTAGAAAAGCTTTATAACCTGCTTAAATGGGAGAATGTGAAGGGGCGTATAGAACCGTTCGTAACGGGGTTTGCTAAAACGCTTAATAGCCTGATAGACAACGTAGACTTTGACCTGATAGGCAGAATTCTCGGTGCAGGACTAAACACGCTCGTAAATACCATGAATCTGTGGTATGAGAATTTCGATTTCATTAATCTCGGAAAGAAGCTCGCAGAGGGCATCAGAGGGATGATTGATGAAATAGACTGGCTTGCGCTTGGACATTACTTTGGCAATAAATTCATGTCGTTATGGTACACGCTATACGGCCTTGTGATGAATTTCCCGTTTGAAGAACTCGGAACGTCGCTCGGAACCATGCTGAATGGAATGCTCGAAAGAGTCAATTTCGCTGTGATAGGCGATACGATTGCAGAAGCATTCAATGGTGCATTCAGGACGCTAAAAGCCGCCGTAGAGGAATTCAATTGGATTGAGCTTGCGCTGAAGTTAAAGTCTGGAATAAATCATTTCGTTCATAGGGTCAATCTCGAAGAAGCGGCAAGTTCCATTGCAGGGTTTCTCAATAATGCCATTCATACAATGATACTGACGTTGCAAGGAAACTGGCCTGAAAAGCTTGCAAGCAAGTTCAACAGAGGACTTGACCGGTTCATTAATGAATTCAAATTTGACCAAGTTGGACAGGCGTTAAGGCTTGCGGTGGATCATCTGATTTTAATTCTTTACGATTTCGTACAGGACGAGTCGAGATTCAAGAAACTCGGTGCCAAATTCGCAAGCATGATAAATTCCTTCCTTGCACCGAAGAAAACGGCGTTAAGAGAAGGAAAGCTCGGTGAAGCTTTAGGCGCGGCGTTCAATGACTTTTTCGCATTCATTGATGGCCTGATTAATGGTACAGACGAAGAAAACGGCATAGACTGGGATGCTCTGAAGGAAACACTAAAAACCAATGTTGAGAAGTTTGTTGAAAAGGTTGACCTTTCAGAAGCTGGCAGAATTCTTGGTGATGCTCTAAGAGGACTTCTCGATACCTTCAATGAAGTATTCGGCGACGAAAAATTCTGGGAAGACATTGGCGAAGATTTACAGGGGTTCATGGAAGAAATTCCGTGGGATAGCATAGTTGAAACAGCTTGGAATCTCTTTCTTGGCGCAATAAAACTGTTCTGGACATCTACGGCCAATACCGAACTTGGCACATTCATAAGGGTTACTGTTGGCATCAGCTTGGCAAGTAAAATAGCCAAAGTATTCACCGGGAAAACCGTTTCGCAAACAATAGGTAGTGCGTTCGGGCAGATGTTCAAAAAAGCCATAGAATCGGGTGCTGAATCGGCAGGAACTGCGGCATCAACTGGCGCATTACCTGCTTTAGCCAAACTTGCTGGCCTTGTTGGCGCGGCGATTGGAACTTTTGAAGCTACGTCTGTTGAGGTTGGCGCATCTGAGAAAAATTTCACTGCTTCCGGTGTATTCAAAGAAATATATGACAATCTTGAAGAGATTGGAACTGAAGCCGGTTTGTCGCAAGAACAGATTGACTTGCTCAAACAGAAATTTGATGGTTTGTCTGACTCTCGAAGTGCTGTTGATGTTATTGAAGGAGCGGCTACCGCATTCGGAAATTTTGGCATTTCAGCCGAAAGCGTCAAATCTGCTATGTCTGGTGACATGGACAGTAATCTTGGCGCTGTTGCTACTCGAATGGAAGAAATTAGCACGAATTCGGCAACTGCTAAAACAAATGTCGAATCGGTAAGCAGTACGGCGCAACAGGCAACACTTGATCTTTCATCTTATGGCAATGGCACAGCTCAATGGTCTGGCAATGTGTATGCTGTTGTTGATGAACTCGCTGGCAAGTATAAGGATTTCGGTCATAACGTAGATGATTTAAGGTATTCGTTTGAAAACCAATATCAAGGCACCGAATCTGCGCAAGAAGCGTATGACCTGTTGAGAGGCGTTGTAGAAGATACAGGTGGCTCTGTATCAACTCTGAACAAAGCATTCAAAGAAGAATTTCCGAATGCTGTTGAGATTGGCACACAGTCTGTAAATACCAGTGTTCAGACATCCGAAACAAAAGTCACAGATGGTTTTACAAAAATGAAAACCATTGCAACAGGAAGTGCGGCGGAGATCAGGACAAAATCTGCTTACGACTTCAAAGAAGCCGAAAAGGCAATCACAGGTTCCGTGCAGACTTCAGAAAAGGAAACCGGAACGAGTTTTGGCGGCATCGAAAGCAAAATCACAAGTGTAAACGCAGAGGTCAGTAAAGATACTGATACGCAGTTCGATTCGTTGAAGACAAGTGCGGTCAAGCACGTTTCTGATATGAAAGACACTTTGAACAACAAAGTGACGGAAATATCCGTGGAACTGCACAACAGATTCACGACAATTGCGGATACTCTTCCAAATCACTTTAAAGACATTGGCACTGATATCGCAGCCCATTTCAGCAATGTTGCAAGCCTGATTGAAAGCACTATAAATTCAGGCAACAATCTTGAACTGATAGGCATTGATATAATCGCCAGTATTCAGCGCGGCCTGACGATGAATCCTTTAAAATTGCCGCATATCGTGCAAGACCCATGGAACCCGTGGAGTACGTTTAACAATGGTCAAGTGAGCTTTACGACGCCAAACTTCAAAGTAGACTGGTACGCTAAAGGCGGTTTGTTCACGACACCCACACTTGCCGGTTTTGGCGAAGCAGGTGATGAAGCTGCACTGCCTCTGACGAATAAAGGCGTTATGTCCAGGATCGCAAATGCTATTATAGATAATGGTGACGGATTCGGTGGCATGACACAGGAAGATATGGTTGAGGCTGTCGCAACAGGAGTGGCTATGGCTATGAGCCAGAATCCGCAGACGGTTGAAGTGATTGTGAATTCTGTGATAAAGACAAATGACGAAAAGCTTGCACAGGCAGTTGCGCGCGGAAAGGCTAGACTCGATCAGCGGTATAACGCAACACCTGTCACAGCACGGTAACAATAATAAGAGGCATTCAGAACTATTCTGGATGTCTCTTTTCACATATATAAGGCGGTGATTAAAATGGCCGATTACAACAGCCTGATTGTTGTAGACGGAGTTGTACTGCCACAGCCCTATATATACCAATGGTCAATACAGGATGTCAGCGCACCGGATGCGGGACGAACGCTTGACGCTTTAATGCACAAACAGATGGTAGCTCAAAAGCGAAAATTAGTGCTAGGTTGGCGTGGTAAGGATACGGCGACAACGGCACTGATATTACAGGCGTTCAATCCCGAATACTTTAATGTACGGTACTTTGACATGCTTGACAATCAGTATGAATACCGGACGTTTTACGCAGGTGATAAAACAGTCCCCGTAAAGCTATGGTGGGTAGGCAGACACTTAATCGAAACGATTTCTTTTGACATTATAGAGAGGTGACGCAATGGTAAATATATCACGGAAATTCATGCAACAGCTCTATAATGACCAACGTAACTATCTCGTTCGAGTCGTAATCAATCTTGCTGATACAAATCAAACAGTTCTGACATTAACGAATGAAAACATCTGGGATTTTAGTCCAACGATAGATGATGCGGTTTCATCCGACGAGGACTTACAAGTTGGAACTGCCATAATCAATAAATTCTCATTCACAATCAATAACATATATGAAACCTACAGCCAGTACGATTTTAAAGATGCAAAGGTATTTCTGACTGTTGGGCTTGACATTGGTGATGATACGGTTGAGCGGATCAAAAAAGGCACGTTCTATGTGGACACGGCAGATTATAACGACACGTTTATCACATTGGAATGCCTTGACGGGATGCACAAATTTGAGAAGCCATTCAAGGCGAATACAATCACGTTTCCAGCAACTGCCGGTTATATCGTGAACAGTATTTGCACTACATGCGGTGTAATTCTCGACACTACGTCGTTCCCCAATAAGGACTATATCATTACGTCTGCGCCTGACAAGGATACATGTACATACCGTGAAGTTTTAGCGTGGATTGCACAGATTTGCGGATGCTTTGCCAGATTCAATTCGAATGGCAACCTGGAATTAAAATGGTACGACAGGGCAAGTCTTGAAACAGTTATAGACGGTCTGGACGGCGGTGTATTCGATGTTACAACTCTGTCGTCATATCAGACTGGTGATACGGCCAACGGCGGTTCTTTCAATCCATGGAATACAGGTGATGTGTACGATTCAGGCGACTTTACTGACATGATTAAGAATGTGCATTTCATCAACACAGCATATTCTCATACAATGTCGGTTGATGATGTAGTCATAACCGGAGTGAGAATTCTCGTTAAGACGAAAGATGTGGTCGATTCTGAAACAGGAGCCGTTACCAACACAGATGTCATATCTACTCATTTTCAGGGTACTGAAGGGTATATCATTGAAATCTCGGAAAATCCGTTCATTACCGAAGACAATGTAAATGTGATTATCTCGTATCTTGGTACGCAACTGATTGGTTTACGGTTCCGCAAAGCTAATCTGTCCGTACCTTCTGACCCGTCTATTGAAGCCGGTGACGTAGCGATTTACTGGGACAGGAAAGGCATTTATCATCCGATTCTTGTATCCCGTACAACATTCATTACTGGTGATGCACAGACAATTGTCAGCTCCGCTCAGACTCCGGCACGTAACTCAGCAGAACGGTATTCTGCCGAAACCAAAAACTACGTGGCAGTTCGAAAACAGATACGTGAAGAAAAGAATGCCAGGCAACTAATGTTTGATGATTTTCAGGAGCAGATGGAACACGCAAGTGGTATGTACTGTACTGAAGTTGAGGACGAAGAGACTCACGCCGTCACAACGTACTACCACAACAAGCAGTTACTGGAAGAATCTGACATTCAGATTGTCATTTCAGACGTAGGCATATCTGTAACGAATACAGGCACAGCCGAAACGCCTACGTGGTACGGGCTTAAAGTAGATGGTGATTTTATCGCACATATACTTACTGCCGAAGGGATTAATGCGGATTGGATTAACGCCGGAACGGTAGACGGACAATACATCAACGCTAAAAATCTTTCGGTTTCAGACAATAACGGCATCAGGACATTCTACATTGACGATGATGGAAATGTAGAAATCAGGCCAACAACATTCACATTGGCAGGAAAGACGGTTCAGGAACTTATAGAACTCAATACAAAAAAATCCAGCGGAAACCTTCTTAGAGATCCTGTTGGATTATCTGCATCGTATTATGAAATAAGTGGAACTGTCACCAGAGGCGAGGCAGACCCAGATGGTGGAACAAATGCCGTATCGCTTACCGCAACAAGTAGTAATTCATATATACGGGCAAACAAAACAACAAACAACCCGCTGAGACAGGCGGGGAAAAGATATAAGTTTTCCGTATGGTTAAAATCATCATCTAACGCATCATCAGCGACAGGAAAAGGCATAAAGCTGATGCTAAATAACAAGGCATCAAGTGAAATCTTTCCAACAACAGATTGGAAACTGTATTCATTCGATGTGCAAGTTGATACTGTCGCTAGTTCGTTTGTTGCGTCAATCGGCGGGGATGGCAGTTTCACAACCACTGATGGATATACACTGTATATCTATGAACCAAAAGTAGAATACATGTATAGCAAGGAAGAGATTATCAATATGCTTTCCAATAATGACGAAGTGAACGGAATATGGATGGATGACAACGGGGACT